TTAAGATTATAAAATGCCTTTGATAAATATCATATCGAGGGAAAATAATGATCACTATTACCGAATCAGCAAAGACAAAAATCAAAGATATTTTGTATGATGAGGGCAATCCTAATTTAGCATTACGAACATTCGTCCAGGGCGGCGGCTGTAGCGGGTTTAGCTACGGTTTTACGCTAGATGAAGTAAAAAATGAAGATGATTTCGAAATCCCTTTAGACGAATTCAAACTACTAGTAGATGCAATGAGTATGCAGTATCTCACTGGTGCAGAAATAGATTATAAAGAAGAATTAATGGGTAGCAGTTTCGTAATTAAAAACCCAAATGCAACAACAACATGCGGCTGCGGCAGTAGCTTCGGAGTTTAACAATGACACAACAAATAATTGATATCGGTATACAAGGTAACGACGGAACGGGCGATAGTATCCGCACAAGTTTTAATAAAGTTAATCAAAATTTTTCAGAACTATATTCAATATTTGGCGAAGGAACTATAAGATTTACCAATCTAAGTGATGCACCGACACAAAAAACATATGCGGCAACTAGTATTATTACTTCAGGTAGTACTGCAACTATAACTTTTACAAACCCTAATCCACCGACATCAAATGAATCTGTAACATTGCACGGTGCACCATTTGCCATCGGACAAACTATTACTATTAATGGGTTAACTGGAAATGTAGCTTCATTTAATGGATTACAGACTGTTACCGGTAGCACAGCATCTTCAGTAAGTTTTGCAAGAGGTTCTGTATCACAACCAACAGCATTAACAGTTTATGGATATGTACATGATGTAGATCCTTATAATAAAAATCAACTTATAATGGTTGATAATGCTGGTCAATTGTTAACAGCACGTAATGTTGTTGCCGGCGCTGGAATTAGTATCGATGCATCGAGTGATACTGATTTGTTAATTAGCTCAACAGTGACTGGATTGTTCGGAGATTCAAAACCTGAATTATCAGCTAGTATCAATGCAAATGGATTTGCAATTGCGAATTTACCGGATTTGTCAAACGCAAATACTGTACAAGCATTAATTTCAAGTTTCAACTTAAATAATTCCACATCGTTAACTGATGATAGCACGTTTGCTATAAGCAAAGGATATGCTGATAAGACATATATCCAAACAGTAAATGGTACGTTAGTTGCTCCATTGATTTCTAGATCACAGCCATCTAGTCCTCAAGTAGGTGTAACAGGATATGATGCTACATTAACTAGTAATTATTTGTCAACAGAAGTAATGCAACGCAAAGATGTTGTATATCGCGGTGGCGATACAATGACTGGTGCGTTAACACTTAGTGACCATCCAACACCATTAAATGGTGCTGGTATTGTTAATACATCAGAAGACTTACAAGCTGCTACAAAATACTATGTAGACAACAACACGTATTACAGTGGTATCAATTTATATGTATCGGCTACTAAAGGTGACGATTTACAAACTAATACACCAGCTGGGCGAGAAGGCCGTGCTTGGCATTACGCTTATAAAACAATTGGAGCAGCTGCACTACAAGCAGATACATTAATCAGTTTAGCAAGTATCGAACCTGGCCCATATCGTCAAACTATTACTTGGACAAACACAACTACCAATGTTCAAAGCGATAGTTATTTGATTAATCCAAATCAAGGAAATCCAGGAGCTACTCCTTGGTTAACTGGATTGAGCGGGGGCAATAGTGCTGTTCAATGGTATTTAGATGCCGCCGCGTTACTAGAACTTAATAAAGAATTTATTCAATATGAAACTATTGCATATTTGAATAAAAAATATGTAAACTCGTTTACCTACGATAAAGTTTTGTACAGCAATATTATAAGCAATATTTTAACTGCTGTCGGATACGATTTAACATTTAATACCACTTATAATGTTACTGCACAAACACAATATTTGTTCAGCGCAAGCAATACAAATATTATACAAAATCAACTTAGTCAAATTATAGATGGTATTAATTTTGCAAAAAGTCAAATTACTAGTTATACCTACAACACAAGTGCATTACAATCTTATGTAGGACAAATTGTAGACGCATTATGCTATGACTTAATTTTTGGATCTAACTACAGAAGTATCCAAGCAGGTTTGAATTTTAATATCAATGGTTCTCAACAAACTGCCACTGGTGTAAATTCTACAGAAATTATTGATCTATTAGACAATACAATTATCACAGCAACCGCAGTTTTAACTACAGGATCATCAGTTACCATAAATTTTGCAACAGAAGAAACTGCGCCTTATGTAAACGGTAGTTATATCATTGTAAGCGGAATGACTCCAAGTTCATACAATGGAGTTTGGCAAGTAACTGCTTGCACAACAAGCAGTGTAACTTTTACTAGTGCATTAACTGCCAATGTTACTGTTCTAGGATCTATTGTTAAAAATAATTTAATTAATAATATTATAATTAATTCTGGAACAAATAGCCCTACGATTGTTGCTTCATTAGTTGATAACGCTACTTTAATTAGTAATATAGTTAAGAATAGTATAACTCCTACACCAACATTTCCAACTACACCCATTACAACTGCCGATCAATATAATGCTGCACAATTATTGTTAAACAATATAGAATTTATTCAAGCAGAAATTACGGCATTTATTGCAGCTAATTATCCATCATTAGATTATAATGTTGCGTTGTCTAAACGTGATACAGGCTATATTATTTGGAGCATAGTATATGATTTAATGTATGGTGGTAATAGTCAAAGTGTCTATGCAGGACTTGGCTATTGGAAAACATCAAGTGTTTCTTATCTGTCATCTTTAGAAACACCAGTATGCGTAGCTGTTATCAATTATATCGATAATCTCGCTCAAGCAATTATCAATAATGTACTAATCGGATCAGCTTCTGCTTTAACATTATCTGCTACATATACTACAAATTCAAATGGAATAGTAACTGTCGACTTTACAGGGCAATCAAACGTACCGTTTAGTCCTGGACAATTCATTGTTATTTCCAATGCATCACAGTCTGCATTTAACGGTACATATGTAGTAATTTCATCAACTACTTCAAGTGTTAGTTTTGTCGGTACACAATCATATGCAGGTGTATTAACTGGAACTATTGTAGGTTCAGCCGGAGTATTATATCAACAAAGTGTACAACAATATACTAATGATACATATTCTGTTACTCCTACAACTTTGATTAATAGTAGTAGTGTTCTTAATACATCAATTGTAAGAAGTATTACAAATAATCTTTCTACCATTGCAACTATTGTCGGATCTGTAACAGAACCTAGTCCATCTGTAGTTCAACCAGAAAAGCATATTGCAAGTTTCACTGGTACCATTTCTGGTACAACATTAACAGTATCAAATGTAACTGGCACTATTGCCGTTGGCCAAACAATTTATGCAGGTGCAAGTACAGGAACTACTATAACCGGTGTGTTATCTGCTACAACTTATAGTGTAAGCATAAGCCAAACAGTGTCAACACCTACCTACATGACTACTGTCGATATAACTCGTCAAGCTAGAATTGCTATCGAAGCAACTAATAATAGCACAGGTAGCGGTTTACAAACTGTAGCAACTAACTTTATTAATAGTAATTTCCCAATACTGAATAATTATTCTGGTTACAGTTCCATTATTACTACTATTAACACCTTATTTGGTATCATAACAGCAGGATTAACTAATGGGCTTGCATCGTTAGCATTACCTGTTTACAATTCTCCTACAAATAATGCAACAGGTTATTCAAACTTCACAAATGCTAGATTAGCAATTTTGGCTAACTTGTCATTCATTGAAATTGAAACACTAGCATGGATGAAATTAAATGCTGTTTCGATTGGTTATACATCATCGACTTCTGCCGACGCTTTAGTAAAATCAAGTATCCAATCATTATTAGAAGCTATATGTTTTGACTTAACATATTGTAATAATGTATCTGGATCTAGCGGTATTACAGCTGGTAATTACGCAACAGTTAATGCTGCAAATTTATTCTGGGTAAACGGTATTAGCATAATTCCAGGATTGAATCTTTCAGGAGAAGCATACTATCAAGGTCTTACACATGCACAATCAATTGTAGTAGCAGTTGCAACAAATACATTATGGTCTCCTGTTGTAGGTACTGCTACACAAACACAAAACAGTTCTTGGGCACCGACTACACCTGATCCAATCACACCATCTACAAATATTAATAATTTGTTTGCTAATATTTTAGATATTATATCAACAAATGATGCATCAACTTATACAGTTGGCAGTGGTAAATTAAAATTACCAAATACTAGTTTAGTTAATTCATCGTTAGTATCAACACAAACTCTTATCAGTCAGCAAAATTCTATTATAGCACAAGCAACTATAAATTATTTGACTAATACTTACACAGGTGGTTATCAGTATAACGAATCACTATGTTTTAGAGATTTAGGAACTATTATCGACGGACAAGTAATAGACTTGTTGACAGGCGGTAATGCTATGAGTGTTATATCAGGTAAGAGTTTCTACAAAAATTCTAGTGCATTGAAAGTATTTTCATCGACACCATCGATGGATGCGTTAATGTTTGCAGAAAATTTAGCGTTACAAGTATTAAATCAAACATCGGCTCAACGATACCAAACTGCTTACTCTCAATATACTAGTGGCAGTTACAATGCCGCAGCTAGTTCAGGTATAGCTATTACAACATTCACTAATAACTTTGATGTAATGGTGAGTATTATTAATAATGGTGTTGGATCTGCTCCAGCAGTAACATATGGTACTGGTATATGGACTATGACATTGTCCAATGGCGGTTACGGATACGTTGACCAAGGCGGCAATGTAACTGTTGGCGTACAAAGCGAAGTGCATATTATACCTGGAAAAATATTAGTAGGTAATATATCTGGCGCAAACGGTGAAGTAGTATCATATACATCTGCACACGATGGTAGTACAGCATATGATACTATCACTTATAGAATGTTGCGTCCTGGATTCTTTAATTTTGATGTAGCACAAGCAGCTGCAACGACACCAGGAGTAACAGCAGGATTATATTATGGTGAAAGTGTAGATTTCGGAGAAACCGTACCAGCACAAAATATTTCTATCTTTGTAGAGACAGGTGTTTATTACGAAGATTATCCAATTAAACTAGCTAACAATGTAACAATCTCTGGTGATGATTTCCGTAGAACTATTGTTCGACCATTAAATCGTATTTCACAATCACCATGGAGAAATACTTTCTTCTATCGTGATTCAGTTATCGATGGTTTACAAACTGGTGTTATTAATTTTACAAGTTTAGGCAAAGGCGGAGCAGACTATGCAATATCTGCTGGTACAACAGCAACTATATCTGGACAAACTGGTAACATAACAGTAACACTAGGTAATAATGTTCAAGCATTATCCAGTTGGATTGGATTAATTTTTACAGATGGTACAGCAGAATCAGCTAATGGCGGTACTAGTTCTTACGACGGTGTAAGTGCGCCTGGTAAAGCTATTATTAATAGTATCAGCGGTAATGTATTAAATTGTACAGTTATCTATCCATTCCCGGCCATTGGAACTTATGCAATCGGTAGTTGGCATTTGTTTAATACGATTAACTATGGTTACCATTACTTAACTGATCCTACACAACCAGAAAGTTTAACTAACCCTGCTAAAAATAATAAAGACATGGATGTATTCTTATGTAATGATGCTACTCGTGTTAGATTATTGACTTGTCAAGGTCACGGTGGATTTATGATGGTACTTGACCCAACTGGTCAGATCAAATCTAAATCTCCGTATGCACAAGAGGCAGCTAGCTTTACAGCAAGTTTAGGTATTGCAAGAAGATTTGCCGGCGGACAATTAATTGACGGTTTTGCAGGACGCTTATATGGTACTGTGATATCTATTGCTAATCTTGGTCAAACTATTACAGTGTTTGGGCCAACTGGTAGTGGGTTGGATATTAGACCTCCGCAAGTTCCTTGTGCGTTCTATGTTGCAGGTAATCGTTATCAAATTAACGATGTAGTTCCAAATACATGGGGGCCGACAACATATAACGGACAAACAGGCGGGCAAGTAACATTAACATTGGACAACAGCACTCCATTCTATTTGCAAGGCGCATACAGTTCTTATACAAGTAACTTTAGTAATCAACTTACAAATATTATACAAAATGCTGCATTAGATTTAGCTACTACAGTAACTGCTACTATATCTGGTAGCATTGTAAACAATACATTAACAGTTACTAGCGTTACAGGAACTATTTTTGTTGGCATGTATCTAAGCGGTACAAATATATATTCTGGAACTTACATCACAGCAGGATCTGGATCAAGTTGGACTGTAAGCTACGGCTATGCAACCACTACTGGTACTCAGACAATTACAGGTACACTTTACTCAAATTATAAATCAATCATAGCAGGTTCAGCATATTTACAACCCCAGAATCAATTAACTAGCATTGGTCAATTGTTAGTACAACAAGGTATTTCAAATGCTAATCTTTATCTAGTTGCTAATGCTAATTTAAGTAATACTGGAGATTTCGCTCTTACAAATAATTTGAATTTAATTTCTAGTATTGTCACTAACGGTCAAAATGCTATACCATCTACCATTGTATATCCTGGTATTACTTCTACAGCCAATCATACTTCATTAGCTGCAAACATATTGCAAAAAAATATGGGATTCATACAAGCAGAGATGGCAAGCTGGATCAATTCGAATTATAATATTCAAAATTATGCAAATTATAGCAGTTTAGTTACACAGCAAGATGCATACGCTATTGTAAATGCCATTACTTACGATTTAATGTATGGTGGTAACAGTGCCATATTTGATCAAACAACTAGTTACTACTATAGTGCAGGACAACTTGCAACAACTACCGCAAGTTTTAATGGTTACATTAGTGGAACAACTTTAACAGTAGTGGGTAGTGTTTCTAAAGTAGGTGTTACAGGCACTGGCACAATTGCTGTAGGACAATTAATTACAGGAGCAAATATTGTTCCAGGCACAACTATCACAAGTGGTAGTGGTACAAGTTGGACCATTAATTATTCTCAAACTACAGGATCAAGTGGGTCACCTGTTCCTATTGTAAGTACATCAACAACTTATACACTAAGCAATTCTGCGCTATATACTGCTGCCTACGCTCACTTGAATGTAGTTATACAACAATTAATTGTAAATCAACCTATTACTCCTAGTGCTGGTAATCAAGCTGTTCAAAATGTTAGTTTAACAACAGCAGCCGATGCTGTGTTTACTGGATATATCAGTGGTACAACATTACATGTAACTAGTGTGTCATCAGGAACTATTGCGGTATATGAAAATATTACCGGAGTGGGAATAGCCACTAACACTTATATTACAGCAAATCTAACAGGTAGTGGATCATCTGGTGCAAGTACATGGACTATTAATACTAGTCAGTCTGTAGCTAGTTCTGGTTCACCGATTACCATCAGCAGTACACGTATGGGTTACTTAATTGGTAATGGCAGAAATGATTCAAATGCCGGTTACATTGATGTACTAATAGGATACGTATCTTCTCCAGCAACATTTGTATTACCAACAAGAAGTATCCCAACAACTATAAATGGCACTGCGTTAAGTTCAAACGATGATTATACCGACACACTAGAAACTTTGTCAGCAACATTAACTAACACAATTAACACATTAAATTCTGGTGCAAATATTTTAGTTAATATTGAAATGGGCGGTAATAAGTCAATGTTAGCCAGTGACTTTACACAGATTAATGACTTAGCTTATGGTATTGTTTGTACAAATGCTGCACAGACTGAACAAGTTAGTACATTTACATATTATAACTATACAGGTTTCTATGCGTTAAATGGTGCAGCAATACGTGCAGTAGCATGTTCTAACTGTACTGGTACATACGGATTAAGAGCATCAGGATCTGATGTAACAGAATTACCCGATGCTGTTAATTTGTATGATGACATGATACAAAGTGCCCATGTTTATAAACAAGGTGAGTTTATTTCAACAATGACTCCAACTGCTACTACACAGGCATTGAATGTTTATATTGTCGGATGGCAATATATCCCAATGGATACTAGTGAACTTGAAATAGATCATACTGCCGCAGGTGGTGGAATTACACGTTACGAAATTAGTACAGTTACTCATACTAATGTTACTATTAATGGTAAGAATGTTTTGAATCTTACATTAAGTACATCAGGCGACAATAGCACAACTGCTAGTGGTTTAGCTTATCCATTATATGATGGACAAGTTGTCACTATACGTATGTTACAAAACTTCAAATTTGAAAATATTAGTAATGTACAACCAGTTCGTCCAAGTACTGCTTTACAATTTACACAAAACTTAGCAGACATTTATAGAATTATTTCTTATAACTTAACAGAATCAACTGGTGAGATATTTGCAATCGGAACTGGTGTTGCTATTCTTAGCGTTGACAGTAGCTTTAATTATTATCAATTATTAACCGATTCAGTTAATATTACCCAGGCCGATCCATTAAATCCTACGGTAACTGCTACTATTGTGTCAGGTTCAACTGGTAGCCTTACAATTACTGTAAACAATGTTGTAGGAACTATTACTGCTGGTATGTATATTGGTGGTATAGGATTTAATGGACAAATTGTAACAGGTACGCCAACTAACATGAGTGGAACATGGACTGTTACGCTGTTAGGATCAACTCCTTCATTAACACCAGTCGGTCCAGTATATTTTTCAACCAGAACACAAGGTGCAAATTCAGGCGATACTAAGATTGCAATATTACCCATTACATCCACTCCAAGTATTAACCAATTGAATAAAGGAATTTATATATTTGGTTGGAATGGTAGAACACATCGTGTAGTTGGATATACAGCAAATACATCAGTTGCAACTGGTGCTTATAGTACATATACTAACGTAGGCGGCTCTACTCCTACTATTAATGTAACGAATGTGTTAGGATCAATTTATGCTGGACAGATTGTAACAGGTACTGGATTTAATGGTACGCAATATGTTAAATCTGTTACATTTACAACAGTCGGTGGTGTGCTTGATGCTGCTGTAGTGTTAACAGTAGTTCCATCATCGATAGGTAGTTTAGGTGGTACCGTTACATTTGGTACTACTGCAAACAGTTATGTAACTATAGATCCAAACCCAATATATAACAATTCTGCAATTGGTACATCTGTTAATGCAATGACTTATGTAAGTCAAGCATATGTACCTAACAGTACTAGTGCTAAGATACTAACATTTAATATTCCATATAATGCCACTGTTGCTAGCGGATACTTGCCAATATTACCGCCAGTTGATAGTAGTCTTACTATTACTGGTAATTCAAATACAGCATATAATGGTACGCACCAAGTAGTCGGTATTACAAATAGTACAACCATTTATACTACATCTGTTGCTAGTTTATCAGTAGGTATGGTTGTAAGTAGTGTTTCTACAACATATAATATAACAGGTGCAACTTATAGTTCATCAGGTGGTGGTACTATAACTTTTACTTTTAATAATGCTGTAACTACAACTACTCCATATCAAGCAGCCAGTGTAATTATTGTAACCGGTGTAAGTCCATCAGGGTATAACGGAACATACACTGTAACAACTCCTGCATACAATAGTGTAGTTGTTGCTTTTAGTGGTTCTAATCCTGGATTATATTCTAGCAGTGGATCAATTACTAATCCAGTTGGTATTGTGCCAGGAAATACTATTATTCAAAGTATTAATTCAACAAACTTATCATTTGTTGTAGCTCCTGCAATCTGGGTTCCTGCCGGTGCAACATTAAGTGCTATTGCAGAAGCAACTTTGTTAAGTGTGTATCCTTATCAAAATATAGGTTCAGGCTATACAACAACTAACCCACCAACTGTTACATTAACAGATCCAAGTACTCCTCCAGTAAGACAAGCACAAGTAGTTGCAACAGTTAACAGCAATGGTTCAATTACACTAGCTATCATTGACCCAGGTTACGGATATACTATAGCTCCAACAGTATCGATAACAGGAGGAGCCGGATCAGTAGGCGGGACTATAATTACTGCAACATTGACTGCAACTCCAAGTGCTGCGCCAGTTGTTTCATCTGGTATAACAACAATGCAAATGAACTTGTTATACAATACTGACCCAGGCATTACCGGATCAGTTACAAGTGTTAGTGCAACAGGAAATTATATCTATGTAACTAGCACTACTGGATTAATTGTAGGTAATCCTATTACATTTAGTGGAAGCAGCGCGATAGGTAATATTTCTACATCAACAACTTATTATATTTTAACAGCTCCAACAGGAACTCAAATTACGGTAAGTGTGAATCCTCCACCAGGTAATCCGTTATATGCCGGTGTTGCTCAGACAACATTTGTTCCAATTAATTCAGGAACAGCTAATGGAAGTATGGGATACTACAGTCCAAGTTTTGGATTAGGAACATCATTAACAATATCGGGTACTCCAGTAGTAACCGGTACTGGACCATATACTGTAACTTTTACTATTCCATCAACAGCAGTTACCAGTGGAACTTATTATCAAGTATCTAATAATACAAATTCTTTATATAACGGCATATTTCCAACAACTAGTTCAGGTACTGTAACTAGTATTGCATTAACTTATCAATTCAATCCAGGAACATGGTCATCATCTACAACTACCTACATGGCGTTAGCAAGTACACAAGGCACTAGCAATACATTAGGTATTAGTAAACCATTTGTAACCACAGGCAGTACAACACTAAGAGCAGGATATGCAGGATACACAGGCGGTCAAATTACAGTTCGTATTTCAACTACTCGTGCAACCGGCCATGATTTCTTAGATATTGGTACTGGAGGTTTTGATACTACTAACTATCCAAATCAAATATATGGTAATCCTGCTATCCCAGTTGATTCATCTAAACAAGTTTTAGAAGAAGGAGTGGGTCGTGCGTTTTATGTTAGTACTGACGAAAACGGTATTTTCAAAGTTGGACGATTCTTCCAAGTTGACCAAGGTACAGGAACTGTTACATTCAGTGCATCAATTGCGTTGAGTAACTTAGACGGTTTAGGATTTAAGCGTGGTGTCGTTGTCACTGAATTTAGTACAGATGAAACAATGACAGAAAATGCTCCAGAAATTGTACCAGTACAAAGTGCTGTTCGTGGATTTGTCGACTTACGTTTAGGATTAGATTACGGTGGAAATCCTGTGCCAAATAACCAATTAATTGGTTACGGATATATGTCGCTAGGCGGTGGATTAGCTATGAAGGCTAATATGAATTTAGGTAACAATAGTATCCTAAATCTTACTATGCCATCTACTAACACAAGTCCATACGATGCAGCAAACAGACAATATGTCGATACATCAATTGGAACAACTAGTAACTTATTCAAATTAAAAGATGTAGGTATTGGTGCTACTGCCACATTTGTAAGTTTAAGCAGTAACACATTAACAGTATCAAATATTTCAGGATCATTGTTACTTGGTCAAATTGTAAGTGCAATTGCTACAACTACGGCTGGTACAATTAATAATGGATCTACTGGGGCTGGAAATAATTTCACTGCAAGTGGAAATATTACTGGAACATTTGCAATTGGAATGTTATTAACCGGTACTGGCATTACTACTGGAACTTATATTAATGGCGGTAGTGCAAACATAAGTGGAGGTGGTAATTTTACTGTTGCAGGAGCTGCACAATTAGTTGCATCTGAAACAGTAACAGGCGATTTCTTTAGCGGACAAACTATTACTAATATTGTGTTCAATGCTTTAACTGGGTATACTGCAATTACATTAAGCAGTGCACCTGGAACTACACCTACAGGACAACCAACAATTACATTTAATAATATATCTGCTGGTAACTTCTTAGTGTACGATGCAACATTGGAACAATGGGCTAACGCCATACCTCCAACTGGCACAAGTAATGGCAACCAAGTGGCCATTTCTTACACACCATACACAAGTCCAAACAATGGATATTTAACTGCTACTATTCAAAGTGGAGTAATTACCAATAGTATGGTTAATGCTAGTGCAGCGATTGTACAAAGCAAACTATTAATGCAGGCTGCCGGAACGTTATCTACTTCGTCTGGTATTACTCAAGCCAATTTAGGTCTTGCAGCGTTTAGTAGTAATACATTTTCATCAACAAATGGTTGGATAGACTTAGCAACAAATGGTGTTATATATGCTAAGATTCAACAAATGCCAACAAATACTGTCTTAGGTAATTTTACATCTAGCACAGCAACTCCAACCGCAGTAAGTTCGTCTACTATTGTGTCAACTGGTGGTGGTTTATTATCGGCAAGTTTTACAGGGTCAGGTCTGTTATCTCAAACATCCTCTGTCGGAGTAACATCTTACGGTATAACAGCAGTAAGTAGCTCACACGGAAACGGTGTTGTTGTACAATCAGCAGGATCAGGTGCTACATATCCTGGACAAGTTGATGTAACTAGTTTAGCTATTAATGGTGATAATATTCTAAGTATAAATTCACTAGATAATGTTACATTACAATTCAATACTCCAGGACAAAACGGTGTCGCTAATCCGACATACTTTATGACTGCCAGTGGTATTCCTGGCTCCGGTGCTGGTATACAAGTAACATTAAATGGAATTGTAACAGTTAGTGGTACTTTAGATGTAACTACAATTTCTGCAGGAGCATATAATACAAATGGACAGTTAACTGGTAATTGGAAAGTAACAAATCAAAGCATATTTGATTTGTATACTAACAGCGCAACATTAAAATCTGGAACATTGACTACAGGCAGTACAAGTAATCCAGGTACTATTACAGGTGCATGGTCGGTAACAGGATCTATAACTATACCTAATGGTAGCACACTTATTGCAACAAACGGACAAATTGATGCAACAAATATAACAACAGGAAGTACATCTACTCCTGGTACATTAACTGGTGCATGGACTATTAGTGGTTCGTTAATATCTACCAATTTATCTGCAGGTTCTTCAACTACTGCTGGAACTTTAATAGGTAACTGGAGTCCGGCAGGTGGTAGTACTTTAGCTGCTACAACTGCTAGTTTAGCAACATCGGCAACTACAGCAACTAATTTATCGGGCACTACTGCTAACACAATTCCGTATCAAACTGGAACTGCAACAGCTTATACTCCCGCTCCGACAGATGGTACAATATTAAAATATACTACTGCTAGTGGATTTACTTGGGTTGCTCCAACTGTTGTAAGTTCAGTATCTACTGTTACATCAGGTGGAACTGTAACAACTAATTCAGTTACCACACCGATAATTTATGCGTCGGGAGGAAGTCCATCTGGTGGAGGATCTTATACAAATACCGGAACCATATACGGTACATGGTCGTTGTCTTCTGGTAGTTCATTACAAGCTACATATGCTGACTTGGCAGAGTGGTATACAGCCGATACCGAATACGAACCAGGTACTGTATTAGTATTTGGAGGCGATGCTGAAGTAACAACTACAGACACTATAAATGATACACGTTGTGCTGGTGTAGTAACAACTAATCCAGCTTATGTGTTAAATGGAGATGTATCTGGCACTAAAGCATGTTTGGCATTAGTAGGTCGTGTTCCATGTAAAGTTGTCGGTAGAGTTAAGAAAGGTGATATATTAACTACCAGTGCAACACCAGGATATGCTGTACGTGCAACGACACCAACATTAGGTGCGATTGTTGGTAAAGCATTACAAGATAAAGACTACGGCGAGGCCGGAGTTATCGAAATTGCCGTAGGGAGAGCATAATGACACAACAGACTATTAATGTAGGATCAAGTCCAAACGACAATAGCGGAGATCCGTTACGTGTTGCGTTTCAGAAAATAAATGCAAATTTTACTGATTTATATCCACAAGCGACTCCTCCTACTCACAGTACAGGAAAAGCAGGCGATACAGCAGGAATGATGGCGTTTGATGGAACATACATTTATTATTGTGTGGCAAATTATACAACTGGTTCTGCTAATATTTGGGTACGCCAAGCATACCCAGTAGGAACTTGGTAAATACTAAAAGAGATAATATATGGCACTTAATGTATGGACACAACCATCAGGATATAATTTCGGATCATTCAATTCTGAAACACATATCAGTTTATCATTACCTGTAGAAAATGATGCAGGAGTGTCTTATAAAATAATCTCTGGTTCGTTGCCAACAGGATTATTTCTAGTCGGTAATAAAATTTTAGGCAGTGGTATGAATACTAGTGCCAATAATTTATATACATTTTGTGTAAGAGCAAGTAGTAGTGCTGGTATTAGCGATAGAACATTCACAATTACAATTGTAGATCAATTTCTTCCAACATTTGTAACCGCAGAAGGTGCATTACCTGTAGGAACGCACAAACAATATTATGTATTAGACAGCAGTTATGTCAATTATCAACTAGATGCTTTAGATTTAGATAGCCAAGGACGTACATTAACGTATTTTATAGCAAGCGGTGATGGAAGTTTACCGCCTGGACTAACACTTAGCAGTTCAGGATTAATCAGCGGATATATAGAACCATTACCATCAATTACCGAAGCATCCGGTAATGGTAATTATGACCAAGGTCCGTACGACAACATTGCATACGATTTTGGTCTAGTTTCGTCTAACGGATTCGATGATTATCAATATGATAATGTATTTTTCGATTACAATGTTCCTACTACACATGTACAAACATTAAGTATAAACTATCAATTCAAAGTAACATTAACAGATGGTGTAAATGTTACCCAAGGCGTGTTTAGAATATTTGTTACTGGTACTGATCAGTTTAGTGCCGATTCTACATCACTAAATGGTTTAGCTGATGAATTTACAGCGGATTCGACATTTATAAGAGAGCCGGTTTGGGCAATCGGTGCATCCAACGCAACAGGTATACAAAAATTAGGAGCATTTAAGTCTAATAACTATTTGACTATACCGATAGCGTTATACGATAATAGTAATGTAATTTTTAGATTAGAAGTTACTAATCAAGAAGTTTATGCAAACACCGTACAAGCTAGCAGAATAGATAATCTTATAGGTAGTAGCTCGCTAACAGTAACAAACTTGTCTGCAACTCCTGTTCGGGGACAATATTTTAGTTTAGAATATTATTTAGATCTTAATGGTACTGGAACAGTTTATCAAATTTCGTCTGTTACAGATTTAGGAAATGGTATACATAGACTTGATATTATTCCAAATTTAACTGTAACAGTACCAAACGGAACTCCATTCTATATCGGTAGTCTTAGTAAATTGCCTCCTGGTACAGAATTCAATGCTAACACCGGAGATGTTTACGGAACAGTTCCTTATCAGCCTGCAATTACTAAAACTTACGAATTTACATTAACAGCTACTCGAATAAATGATAAAATTAATAGTATCAGCTCAAGTAGAACTTTTAGTATTGATATTATAGGCAATATTACTAATGTGATAACATGGGTTAGTCCAAATAACTTAGGTACAATAGATGCTAATTACGTTTGTACATTAAATGTGTCAGCAACTAGTAGTGTGCCAGGTGCAATTGTAGTTTACGAATTTACTCCTCAGAATGCAAATGAACAACTTCCACCAGGATTAACTTTAAGTCCCGATGGCGAATTGATTGGTATTGTAAATCAATTTTATGATGCCGGATCGGGAACTTTAGGATTAATTACATTAGACGGTGGCACAACTACATTTGACCAATCGACAACTACATTTAATCGTGTATATACTTTTACTATAACAGCGACAGATCAATACGGGTACAATAATGTTCAAAAACAATTTACAGTAACAGTTACATCTCCTAATACTGTAACATATAGTAATATAGTAACTACTCCGTTCTTAAAATCTACACAAAGGGCAATTTGGAAAAACTTTATTACAAGTTCAGATATATTCACTCCGTCTTCAATTTATAGATATAACGATTTGAATTTTGGGTTACAACAACATCTTACCATGTTAATTTATGCAGGTATAGAAACTAACTCTGCAGAAACATATGTTAGTATGATGGGATTAAATCACAAACGTAAAAGATTTTTGTTTAGTGATGTAAAAACTGCCATAGCCATTGACCCTGAAACCGGTGACAATGTTTATGAAGTTGTTTATATACAAATGTTGGATCCTATGGAACCAAATGGTAAACATTTACCTTTAGAAATTAAAACCGCAAGTGTAGAACCAATTACTATTACTGCCGATGACCACTTTTATCCTACTAGTATCGATTCTACAATAACCGTAGATAGTCAAGGTTACGAAGTAAGCAATCCTAATATTGATACATATTTTCCTAACAGTATTACTAATTGGAGATCACGAATTCAAAACTGGTCAAATAACGGTACTGGAGTATTAAGCGAAAGAGATTATTTGCCGTTATGGATGCGCAGTATTCCTGCAGGGCAAAAACAACAAATAAACTATACTTTAGCTGTTCCGCTGTGTTTTTGTAAACCGGGCACTAGCGCAGGTATATTAAACAATATATTAAATAGCGGTTTTGATTTCAAAACACTAGATTATACAGTAGATCGATATGTAATTACTCCGGTCACCAGTTATGGTACTGCTAAATATTACATATTCAAAAACGATAGGATAACAATATGACAAGTCAAATAACTACATATTCGGGAAATATTAATGCTTCTTTTCCTGTAGCAGGACAAGATAATGACAGCCAAGGGTTTAGAGATAATTTTTCCTCTATTCAAGCAGCGTTTACCGAAGCATCGGCAGAAATTACTGCATTACAAACTAATGGAATTTTTTCTGCTACAATTACAGGAACTCCTACTCCTATCGTTAATAATTTTCAGAAAAGTGTAATATCCAATGCTGGATTTAAGCAACTTAATGGAATATTTTACGGCCCGAATACCAGTGCATCTGGTATTGTTAATGTAGATTTGAATAATGGTCCTATGCAAAAATTCGTAGTTTCAGGAAACATTACATTAAATTTTGAAAATTGGCCTACAGATTCTACTAATAATGCTACATACGGAACAGTAAGAGTAATGCTCATTGGGGATCAATTAAACAGTTATACTGTTAATTTTAGCACAGCTAATTCAGGTACTATTAAGACTGCTACTGGGTTCACTGCTCCTACTATTTCAGCAAATGGAAAATACGAAGTTGTGGAAGCATGGAGCGTAGATGGCGGTGCTCATGTATTTCTTAAAAATGTAGGCGAATTCTAATGCATCCATTAGCTGGAGATTTGTCTTCGTTCAAAGATGCCGAGTTAGAAACAAAAATAACCGATCTAACTAAAAAATATTTCATGACTAACAACATGGATATTCGTATCCAAATTAGTAATTTACTCGAATCATACAAATCAGAGCTGAGTAGAAGACAGCAGGCCGCATTAGAAAAAATGATGTCCAATCGCGATAAAAGCCTTGACAAATTAATCAACGTAAGTTAAACTACAGGCTATGCGCCTAGATCAATTCGGTAATCCTATTTTTAATTCATTAGATATATTCAAAGTCCTGTACCAGGGCAAGCTAACCAATCTCAAAGATATCACTGTTGATTACAATGATGATATCAGAAGTTTGGAAGAAACAGCTGGATTTTCATTTCAACGATTTAATGAACAATTAGATCAAATTTCAATCGAAGATTTCGATCACGCATTACAAAGCGATTGGTTTATCCCTCCAGAATATAAAGAATTCGATGTTAGAGAATGGTGTATAAGTAAATGCACTACTAAAGAGCAAACTGCACGAGTTGAAGCAGAAATGGATGCTTATGAAGAACGTAACATGATTCCATTGTTACAATGGTGTAAACATTTTGTAGATACATGCATGGCTAATAATATAGTGTGGGGAGTAGGTAGAGGATCTAGCGTGGCTAGTTTTGTACTCTATTTACTAGGTGTACACCAAGTGGATTCAGTCAAATATAATTTAGACTGGCAGGAATTCCTGAGATAAGTAGTAACTATAAGTTAGGAGATTAACATGGCAAAAGAACAACAAAGAACTGTTTACACAACTGCTCGTGGCAAACAAGTTGATTTACATAAATTAATTGCACAAAATGAATTAACGCCGGCTGTGGGCAATGCTAAAGTCAATGCTCGCGGTGATAAATTAGGAGCCGGAGGGCAAATCATTCAACGTAAAGAACAACTTACTCGAATTCCCGACGAGATTAGCCCAAGACCAG